TGAGAAACGGCTCAGGTGGTGATGTGAGTGAGGCAAAAGAAATGGGGAACGTTGGCTGGCGCAAACAGATCGGAAAGCAATCCAGATGTTTCCCAGTGATAGATTTTAGGCTTTACAGGGCGATGTTGAAGGAAGCGATTGAGTTACTAGACAAGAATGAGGTCGAGAAGGCTGAACGTTGCCTTAAACGGTTGATTAAGATGCTTGAGGATAAACTGAAGCCATGATTGAGCGAGAGATAATCGCAGATGCGTGTGGGCGCATAATGGGAGTATTAAAGGAGGTTAAGTGAACATTCACGAAAAGGTTGATAAGGAAATGGAGAAGTACGAGAGGACCGTTGTTTCTAACCCTGCGGTTGTCAAGTGGAGAAGAACCCTTCACTACGTTAGGGAATATCGTTGGGATGGTGAGAGGGTAAGCGCAACCGAGTTCCTAAAGAGGTTAAGAAAAAGAAAGGGGGTGATAGCATGAAACGAATAACTGTTTATGCGAACATCATAGTAACGCCGCCGGATGATTGCAAAGATCCGGATGCGGAGATACTAAAGCTAGAGCAAGCCCTTAACGAACAATGTGGTCTTATGGTGACTGGTCGAGGGACAGATGAGGAAAAGAAGATACCCCTGAGGTTTCACTTCGTAGGAAGGGAGAAGGCCTCCCCGGTGGAAGAACCGAAGATCATCTTAAACGCCGGACTTGACATGCATGTGTGTGTTCCCGATTTATGGTCAGATGAAAAGGTTATAGCGTTTTGCGAGCAGAAGAACCCCTGCGGCACAGAAGGTGGGTGGGGAATTAGGAGGGCCGGGGATAAGCGGTTATGGGGTATGCCGGAAAGGAACCCCTGCGATACCAGGGATGGGTATGTTCACATGGCATTGGAGGCGTAAATTGTGGGATTATTTATCAGGCATCCTGAGAAATTATTTTGTCCTGTGTGTGGTTGTGGTGATATTCACTATTGGCCCGAAGTGCTTAAGTGGAAAACAATGTCTGATAAAGAAAAATGTCATTTTGAGGTTTGCCCTGCATGTGGCTATGGTAATGCAGATTTTCCATACGAGGGGTTCGCCTAATGTACTACAACCCACAAGACACCCGGTACGATTTTGATACCGATGTAACGATTGAGGATATCAAGACGTTTTTTTGGCGAGATCACAATAAAGGTGCGTATTTCAGCATGTTTGAAACGGGGGTTGGCAGGGTAAAAACGGGTGAGGGGGTTAGGTTTGATCTGATCAGAATTGATCCCCGGAAAAAATACGTCAGGATCTTCGAGTTTAAAAGCAGTCGGGCTGATTTCCTTCGGGATAAGAAGTGGGAGAAGTACCTGGCTTATTGCAATACGCTCACATTTGTGTGTGGGAGAGATCGGATTAAAAAGGATGATCTGCCGAGTGGGATCGGGCTAATGTGGGTGTGGAAGCGCAAACGGAAAGACCAGGAAGCATTGAAAGGGTTAGAGCCATTGTGGGAATACGAGTACGAGTGGGTTAAAAAGGTGAGAAAGCACGATCTTGATCGGGAAGTCTTATTAGATCTTGCCATGATGTTGATGTTTAGGACGATATGGCGAAAGGATGATGTTTTTTGAAAGGAGGTTAAGGTGGATCTTTTTGTGTTTCGTATTTGTGTTGGAGGTTTTGAAACCTCTATTGTGGTGGTGCGGGATTGGGATGAAGCGCTTAAAATAGCGGCGAACAGGGTTAAGTCTTATGAGGGCGAGAAGGAGTTTGTCAAGGTTGAATATGTCGGCCTGGTAGAATTCTTTGCTAATAGCATTTTAAAAGACTGGGAACCCACGAAGGCAAACACGATATGAGAGGAAAAACTGCTCGACTCGCACGAAAAGTGGCCCGGAAGAAGATGCACAAGTTTTACGATAAGATTGGCCGGGATAACCTTGTGTCCCGACTTAAACTGGCCTGGAAAATAGTGAGGGGGAAAGAATGATTGCGAGGGTGTTCACCCGGAAAACAAAACAGAGTCCAGGTGATAGGCATTGCTATTTTACCGTTCCCGGTTTGGTTGGGATAGATCCAGAGTATGACGAGGTTCGGGTTTCCGTTACGTTCACCTGGGATATTGAGCATGGCGAGCACCTTAAAAAACAATGGGGAATGGTCTGCGACAACGTGAAGATCGGTGGGCCGGCCTTCGGTGATCGTGGTGGGGATTTTGTGGGCGGTCGGTATTTGAGAAATGGCGTAACGATAACCTCAAGAGGTTGCCCGAACAACTGTTCCTTTTGCTTCGTTCCCCAAAGAGAGGGCCAGATTAGGGAATTGAAGATCACCCCCGGCAATTTCGTTCAAGACAACAATCTGCTGGCGTGTAGCAGGAATCACATAGACAGGGTATTTGAAATGCTGAAAGGACAGAAAGGGGTCGAGTTCCCCGGTGGGCTGGAACCGGCAAGGATTGATGATTATATCGTTGAAAAATTGAGGGGAATCTCAATCGAGCAGATATGGCTGTCCCATGACTACGAGGGTGCGGAAAAGGCGCTGCGGTATGCGGTTGAGAAATTGAGGAAGCATTTTAAACGAAGGCAGATGCGGTGCTATGTCCTGGTCGGCGGACCTTATGAAGATACGGTTGAGAAAGCCGAAGCAAGACTTATTAAAGCCTGGGAGATCGGAACCCTACCGTTTGCTATGTTGTGGCAGCAAGTAGAATTTGAAGATTACTCCCCCCGGTGGAAGAAGCTGGTCCGGAATTGGACAAGACCGGCATTTGTGAAGGAAATGGCGAAAAGCAACTTTAAAAACGCGAGGTATTGAAATGAGAACACGAAGAAAGCTCACCCCGGAAGGGGAAGGCTGCAGGATGACGTTCACCATAGAGGGAACCCCGAAGGCAAAGCCACGCCAGACAAAGAGTGATGTGTGGAAAAAGCGGAAGTGTGTCGTTGAGTACAGAGCGTGGGCCGATAAAGCGAGGGAACGTGCGCCCCTTGATTTACCGGCAGAGCCAAAGACCGTATTGATAAAGGCTTTTTCTGGAATTCCAATATCGTGGAGCAAGAAAAAGAAGGCAGCGTTAGTAGGGCAGCCACACAGACAGAAGCCGGACTGGGATAATGTCGGCAAGGCGGTATGTGATGCTTTGTGGAAAAAAGATCAGTTGATCTCTGACGCGTTGGTGATAAAGCGGTGGGACGATGGCAAGGGGGCCAGGGTTGAGGTATGTATTGTCGCAAGGAGTTTAGACGATGTCATTGATGCTCTCGGTTTTGGAAAAAAAATTATCTGATCTTAAAGGCTATGCGAAAGTACATTTTAAATGCGAGAGGTTAAATGCAAGCAAGGTGTCAAAACGAGTTTGCATTAAGAGGCAGTATTTCGCACAGCAGTGGACCAGGGAAGGGATACAGAAGGTGCGAAGCCCCCTCCTGTATTCCGAATGTAAGGATTGCAAGAAAGGCCGGAAGATTGCAGACAAGCTAGGGTTGGGTGAGTTCTTGAACACAAAAAAGAAAAAGAGGACGAAGTGCAGCCGAAAGAGTTGTAACCAAGAAGTGTTTGGCGGTGGCATGTGCCGGGAACACTACTTGAATTATTTTGCAAGGGAAAACGACTAGCCTTTTTACAGGAGAAAGAAAATGGAAAGAGTGTTTTTAATTAGAAGCGAAGATAGCACGTATGTATGCCCCTCAATCAATGCCACGGTATCACTTGCGAGGAAGTTCTTAGAAATGGGAGAAGCTGGAGGCGAAAAGCTCTGCATCGAAACCAGGAGCAAGGAATCATTTGATAGTTTTTTGAATGACACTTCCGCTACCGAGCCCCCCGGCAAAAAGAGGAAATACAAAAAGAGAGAGAAAAAAGAGAAAAAGGAAAAGAAGGTAGTGCCTATCGCTACCAAACGGGGCCGAAAAAGGGGGACACCGGCGAAAATCATGCTTCTCTTGGGCAGAAAAGGTGAGCTTGCCGTTGATCAGTTACAAGGTGATTTGGGGATCACCGGAGAAGCGGTGAGACAAAACATGCAAAAATTAATCGCTCAAAAAAAAGTTGAGATCTCCGGGGAAAAACCACGAACATTTAAACTCAAGAACGCGGTTAGCTTTCAATGTGCTGCCAGGGGAAGAAAGATTGACCTGGCAGAATGTGTCCCGAATGGGGATAACCACGATTGTGAGATTTGTGACTATAAAAATGGAGACTAGGGAAGAAGATTTTGAAAAATTTTACATCTGCCCGGAATGCCACCAGGGAGAATGCTGTGGCAAGCTAGGCTATTTTATTATGAATGATATTTGGGGAAAGTGTTTTTCGTGCTATAAAAAAACAGAAAGCAATAGCTGCCCCGACTGCGGATCTACCGGCATACAGATGGAAAAAACTGCCCGTTGGTATATTTGCCACAATTGCCACAAAAGATTTTCTCGCGCAGAAATGATAGACAAACCCGCCAGTTAAAAAAATCCATAAAAAAAAAGACTTGACATACTTGTTTTGTTGTGCTCGGAATGCACCGGCAAATAATTTAATAAATTAAATTTTCGGGATATGACAGACAACAATGAGTTAGTCAAAGAAAAAAAAGAATCCTCTCATGGCAACTCTCTTTATCGGGCAGAGTTTGTTGAGCTTGTAAGGGCTATCTGCGCCGAAACTTGCCCCACCGATAAACAGATTTGTATAATCCTTGGCAAGTATATCCAGGGGAAAAAACTCGATCACCAAACAATTATCAACTGGAGAAATGAATATTCCGACTTCAATAGTGCGCTTATAGAGGGCCGGGATGAGTTTAATAGTAAAGATGTAGAAAAAGCCCTTTTGAAAAGTGCGAAGGGCTTTCATTTTACAGAGGTAACGAAAGAACCGGCAATTCTGAGAATGCCGGGGAAAGATCCGGCACTCCTAGCAAAAACGCTCCACGTTACCAAGCGTGTCCGAAAATTCACACCCCCCAACTCCAGGTCGATTCAATATTTTCTAAACAATAGAAGTCAGGAAAGATGGAAGAACCGGCAGATCCATGAGATTACCGGCAAAGACGGAAGTCCGCTTACCATAACCCATGAAGCACGACTAAACGCCATGATGGATGAAGTGAGGGAAATTGAAAGCGCAGAAGCAAAAGAAGCAGAAAAAACAGCCGAAGTATGATGAAACACCCGAAATGATCGAACTCCGAAGATGTACCGGTGTTTCCTTTCAATCCAGGCTAAGGGGCTTTCTTTATTTTGTCAATAAATACGTTTGGATTGAGGACAGGAAATCAAAGAGGGCTATTCGCTTTATACTGTGGCCTGGTCAGACGGAAGTCGTACCCAGATTTTTTAAGTCGAAACTCCTGATTGTTCTCAAGGCAAGGCAGCTTGGCCTTACCTGGCTTACTGCTGCCTATGTTCTCTGGCGCGCAATATTCAACTACCATGAGTTTATCGTTGTCATAAGCGCAAAAGAGGATCTCGCTATTGAGTTTCTTGATCGGGTGAAATTTATGTTTGATCGGTTGCCCGGTTGGATGAAACCGATTGTGTTTAAACGATCAACCATTGAACTCACTTTTGGGGTCGAAACCAAAGACGAAAAGGGAAACGTGGTTCTTGAAGGACTCAATAGCGTTATAAAATCCATCCCCTCTACTCCCGAAGCCGGTCAATCGAAAACTATCACTCTCCTTATTCTCGATGAATCGGCATTAAACCGCTATTGCAAGGAAATATGGGGCGCTGCGAACCCCACGCTGGAACACGCAGGAGGACAGGCGATCATAGTTTCTAATCCATCAAAAAATAGACCGGGCTGGCCTTGGACTAGAGATCTCTATACAAAGGCCATGAAAGGAATGAATAAATTTTCAAGGATCTTCCTTGATTGGCGTTGCGTTCCAGGCAGAGGACCGGACTTCCTTGCGAAAAAGGCCAACGAAGAAAACCTGGATGAAGAAGACATACAGATGCAGTATCCTTCAAGCGAAGCGGAAGCGGTCAGCACGTTGGGTGGATCTTACTTCGGCAGATCGCTTGGCGATTTTGCTGGCGAGAGTGGAGAACGTGGGTATTTCAAAGAGTACAACGGTGAAATTCAGTTTGTTCCAGACAAAAACGGTATAGTTGAGATTTGGAAGCACCCGGACAACACGATGCTCAACCGTTACGCTGAAGGATCTGATGTGTCCGAAGGTCTAGGGGAATCGTATTCAGTTGGCTATGCGTATGACCGGCTTGAAAATGAGTTTGTTGCAAGGATACGCTCAAATAAGATCGATGCTGATGTGTGGGCTGACGAACTGATTTTGCTTGGTAGGTACTATGGTGATGCCATGATAGGCGTTGAGAGGAATGGTGCCGGCATCACTACTGTCATGCACCTGGCAGAAAAATACGACAACCTGTTTTACCGGAGAAGGCCGGGGAAAATGAAAGGGGCGTATGTCCTTGAATATGGCTGGCTGGAAACCAGGGAAAACAAACAGATCCTTGCAGACGAATTGAGAAGGCACTATAGGCTGGTTTTTACAAGAGTGCCTTGTCAAATTCTGATTGATGAATGTTCAACATTTATCCGGCATGATAGCGGAAAACTGGAACACGAAGAAGGGAAGATGGATGATTGCGTTATCGCTGCCGGTGTAACCCTTCAAGTCAGCATAATGATGAATACGATAGTTGAGAAGGAAATAAAGCCAGCAAAGAGCATGACGGAAAAAAGAATCGAGGCCCTGGAAAAAGTTTCAGACGATGATTATGAAACCTTTATGTCCACGGAAAGCCTGAAAACTGTCCAGGACCTTGACAATTATTTTTAAACCCTTTAACAAAGCGAGGTGCGCTATGACAAGAGAAGAAGTCGTAGAAGTGGTGAAAGAAGAAGTTGTCAGGCTTTTTGGCAAGCCAGTAGATCAAGACCTGGCCATGGAAAAACTGAAGAAGGATAGAGCAGACCGGCAGCTTGTTGAAGAAAGAATAGAAACCGAAAAAGTTGAGCAGATGGTTAAAAAGGCCGGGATGGAGAATGATAAAGCAAGACTCCGAATGGAAGAAAAGAGGGTAGATGCTGAAATAGCAGCATGGATTAAAGAAGGCAAGAAAGTTTAAAGATGTATCAGAGCCTATAAACCCTTTAACAAAGCGAGGTGCGCTATGACAAAAGAAGAAGTTGTAGAAATGGTGAAAGCAAAGGTCGGTGAAATCGGCAACAGGGAAAAACCGCCAACCTTGATGCTTCAGGTTGAAGCGTTAATCCACGTTATCTGTGATATGGCGAGTCTCCCCAATGCAAATATCGTGGGGAGCGATGATGATGTGCCGACAATCGACAAAACCCCAGAGGATGAAGCTGCAACCGAAACTGCAAACGAAACGGAGGAAGTGAAAGATGTTTGAGTCTGCGGTTTTAGTCGGGAGTTTCCTGTTGACAGCTTTAGGCTTCCTGATTGTTGGCTTTGTGATGGGAAGAAAAACTAATTTTGCGCCAGTAGTGAAGGAGAAAATTGAAAAGGCTAAAGAATCACAGCCATTCGTTGATGACATTAACGAGGATCCCTACGCTATTGCGCTAGAGGAAGATAAGACAAGGCCGAAGGTTGTGGGCTCACTATAGGTGATTTATGGCAAAAATCGGAAGGAAGAAAAGGCCGGGAAGAAAAAGGACAAAACCCCCAATAGTGCGGGCAAAAAAGCAGATGCCAAAGCTGCTTATGAAGTGCCGGATCTGTGAGGAAACAATCGCCTCATTTTACCCGGAGAAGATTACGAGGCCCTTAAAGTCAGAAATGTTTGTTGGTATCGACCACACTTATGCAAAGCCTTTTTATGACGGTGTGTTTTGGGTAGATTTCGTGTGCCCTTACTGTTTAAACCAGCCATTTTGGGTTACTGAAGAAATAGCCCAGGAGTGGAATGGCGGCAAGGGCAAGGGCGTTAATGAAATCCTTACCGATAAAGGAATATTTCACGTTGATGTCTGCAAGATTTTTACCAGGCAGGGAGAGCCGGTTGAGATGGAGGGCGGTTGGGTATGTAAGCAATGTGGCAAAACTTTTCAGAAGTCGCAAAGTCTTTCGGCCCACATGAGGGGCCACAAGAAAGATAACCCGCAAACCCCAAAAAAGAGGGCGGTAAATGAGTAAATGGGCCTATCCAGAGCTATTGCCACCCGAAGGAAATGCGGAAGTCGGCAGCCGGGTGTTTGAATTGCTTGGTAAAATAGTAGCCGATAAGATCAATCTCGGACTTCATAAAAAGTGGCTCAATAATTACAAGCTCGGCAGAAATAAGCATTGGAATAGAGAATCGACTACCGTTCCCCTCATAACTGGAAATCTCCTAAATGTCCATAGACAAAGAACTGTCAATATGCTTACCGATAACAACCCGATCTTCAATGTCGTGCAGCTTGGTGGTAAGCCGGATCAGCCGATTTACGAAAAACTCCATCAGGCTTCTATGTGTTGGTGGATTGAACAGGAGCAGCAGGACAGGTATGAAGAAAGCGTTTTGAATGGTGAAACCTACGGTGTGTGTATTGAAAAGAGCATTTTCAATCCCGAATTGGAGTATAACCTGGGTGAAGTCGAAACCGTTATAGTCGATCCTTTCAGGTTTGGGTTTTGGCCTTTGAAATGTAGGGACATACAAAAAGCCGAAGCGGTGTTTCACTATTACCCGATGGGTGTTGCAGAAGCAAAAAGAAGATGGCCCAATCTTTCAAACCTGATTAAGCCCGACAGCCAATGGTTGAGCGAAATGGGAGAAGAAAGGCGAGAGCTGGTAACTGGCAACAACAAGGATAGTATCACCGCCACAATAGCCGGGACAATAAAAACGCTCTTTACCGGTGGGACAGAAAAATCGTATGACGCAGACGATACGCTCGTAGCCGAATGTTGGGCTAAAGACTACACGAGAGATCCAGAAAGCAAAGCATACATCTACACAGGAAAGATCAGATGCGTTACCGTTTGTAATGGTGGGAAACTCGTTCTTTCCGACAGACCAAACCCGTCCATTAACCCAAAGTACGATATTAAAAAAGCGCAGAACTCCTACCTCTACGACAAGTTTCCTTTTATCATGGTGAACAGCGCTAAGGATACCTCAACCGCCTGGGGCAGCTGCGACTTTGAGCAGCTCGAGCAGCTAAACAGGGAATTCAATAAATCCGTTTCTCAAATGGTGTTTCTCAAAGACAAAGCAGCCAGACCTAAAATCGTCAATCCTAAATCATCCGGCATACCGAATAGCCACTTCACCAACATTCCAAGTGTGGTTAATCCCAAAAACGCAGTTGAGGCAGCAGCATTGAGATATATGGACTTCCCAAATATGCCGGTTGACGTTAAGGAATCAGTAGCACTATTAAAAGAGATTTTCTTCCTGATCTCCGGCTCATTCGATCTTGAACAGGCGCAAACCCCAGGCAGAGAGGTGATCGCTTACAAGGCTATCGCTGCGCTACTCGAGAAAGCAGCAACTATGATGCGTGGGAAAATAAGGAATTACTCCAGGCTACTTCGGGAACGCGGGAGAATGTATTTATCACACTTGCAGAATTGGTACACCGAGGATCGCTGGTTTTACTATGAAGAAGCCGGGGAGTCAAAAACAGACAAGATAAATGCGGAGGAAGTAAATTTTCCCGTAAAACTTACCGTTGTTATTGGCTCAATGCTTCCTGTTTCAAAAGTACAGCAAAGAGAAGAAGCCCTGGTCCTCTTTGAGAAACAGGCAATCGATCAGCAAGACCTCCTTGAAAAACTGGATTGGTCAAACAGGAGCAAGCTGCTCGAGAGGATGAAAGCCGGTCCTTTGGGCGAGCTGGTTATGAAACTTGAAGCTATGGGCGCACCGGACGAAGTCCTTGAGCTGATCAACATGATTGCACCAATGGAAGAAGAAGATTTTGAAAAGGCAGTCGAGGGTGGGGATCTACCGCCTATTGATTGGCCCAATGTGCAAGATAAGGAATCGAGGGTCGCGATTGAAAATGACCTGGCTATGGAAAAACTGAAGAAGGAAAGAGCAGACCGGCAACTCGTTGAAGAAAAAATCACAACCGAAAGAGTTGAACAGACCATTAAACAGGCCGGCGCCGAATTTGATAAAGAGAAATTAAGGATCGAAGAAAAAAAAGTAGATGCGGAAATCGAGGCAATCAAAAAAGCCCCCCTTACCCAAACATCGAAAGAAAAGAACGTAACGGAGAAAGGGCTAAAAAGCAATAATGAAAAAAATTTGCAATAGATAGTGTGTTTTTCACACTACAGGGAGACCCCATGACCGAGGAAAAGGATAAAAAATTTGAGCTTCATGTGTCCGAAAAAAAAGAGGTGAAGCCCGGCAAGGTTGTAGGCGTTTGCCCGGCCTGTAAAACAAAGATAAGGGCTAATACCCCCATTGTCCTTACTCAATACCTGATCTCTACCCCCCAGGGAGTACAGCCAGCCATACCGAAGGTTGCCTGCCTTAGTTGTGGGTGTGAATATTTTGCTACCGCAGAGCTGGAACACCTAAAGAAAAAAATAGCAGAAGGCCAAAGCAGGATTATACTTGCACCGCCAGGATCGGTAGTGCCAAGACCTAATTGAATTTTTAATCTAACAAAAGGAGGAAGGAAAATGAAGAAACTAAAAACACTTGCAGCGATAGTTTTTGCCCTTGTCTTGGCTAGTGGGATCGGCGTTGCCGAAGAAAAAGTACCCACCATTCATGGCCCAGGTTCATATTTGTCAGTCATTAACACCGATACCGGATCTACCAAGCCAGCAAGGGAGGTCCCCACCTTCAATGCGCTTAAAGATATGCTTGAGTTTGACCTGGTAACAGTTAGCACAATGACGAATGGCTCAACCGAAACCACAAGCTATATGGACGATGATCCGGCGAGCTGGTTTGGTGGTGCCGAAAGAGGCGCAGGGCCTAACCCGGTTGATACTAATAGCACGACTGCAAAGATCGGCACAAACTCGCTCATACTTCAGTTTCCAGCCGATGCCCCCGTAAGTGCCGGTGTGCAGAGAACTATTGTATCGGATGATCTGGAAGCAAATGAAAGCGTAGGATTCTGGTTTAGATCATCTACTGCACTTACGTCAGGGGATCTTATTCTCACCATGTTAGACGATAGTGCAGGGACTACAACCGACTTTAACTTTCCAGCAGTTGCAGCTAACGCAGTTGACACCTGGACATGGACAGAGATTGACATATCAGGGCTTGGGGCCCCCTTTGGTGATGCGATCACCGAAATAGGGATCAGGCTATCATCTGCCGGTGCTGCAAGTCTTGGTGCGTTCAGTTGCTACATTGATGGAATGTGGAAATGGGATGCAGCCGATGAAGAAACATTGTCACACCCCATAAGAGATAGCGGTGTTATTTCGGTTTTAACTTACCCTTATAGCGAGGCCACTAGCAACGTAATGACAAAGTTAACCGAGAACACAGATTATTTCCCTCACTACCAATCAGGGAATGATGCCATCGTGATTATTACGGATCAATCGCTCTATAGTGGTATGGCTTTGGTTCTTTACTAAGGAGGCATTTGTTATGGCTTTAATAGACATGAAAAGGCCGAAGGAAAAGAAAAGCTCGAATATGGAAGTGGCATCTGTTGATGAAGGCGAAAGGTACCCCTATGGTCTGCGGATCACGCTGGAAGATGCCGAGCTTGGCAAGTTGGGGATCAGCGTTAAGGAATTAGATGTTGGCAAGGAATTAAGCATTAATGCGATTGCCAAAGTTGATAGGCTTGAGGATAGGGATAGCAGAAATCAGGGGCATAATCAGAGCGTGAGCTTGCAGATAATCAAACTTGATGTTGAAAAACCCAAAAGCAAGACTGCGAAGCACTTTAGCAATTTAAGGAGAGGACCGGGTTAATGCTTATCCAATATCCACTTACCGAGGATGAGTTGAATCAACATTTACAAAATCCAGATACTAACCATTTGGTTGTTTCTATTTTATGGTTGGCTCAGACATTAAATGCCCCAAAACCATTTCCTGCGGGGAATCTTCCAGGCGAAGATCCAGAAGAAATGATCGAGAGGCTAAAGAAGGAAGGAAAAGATTTTACCGTTACTAGGTATGGCCCAAACGCAAACAAGGAAAAAGGTTAATGCCACTCTATGACTATGAATGCAAAAGATGTGGGCACATCACCGAAATAATAAGGCCAGTGGATGATGTGATTATAGGGTGCCCCAAATGCAACAATGGGGTGGCCACCAGGATCATATCTGCGTCTGGCGTTAATTGTGCCAATGAAGATGCTGCGTGGATCAGATCGGTGAGAGAGGTAGTGGAAAAGGGCACAAATAAGCCCCATTGTGTTGAATTCCTGAAAAATCCTACCCGGTCAACTCTGAAAAACTGGATGAAGGGCGAAGGATTAAGACACAAGGAAGACGGGGAAGATCGAAGGCCGAGCAAAAGTGAAACCACAGAGGAACACAGGAAAATAACTCAATTACTCAAAAAAAAGAAAGAGAGGGAAAAAATTGTCGTCAGAGGATAAGGATATTGAAACAATCTTGGGGAGTACCGGAAGAACCCTAACCGGGTTAAGTGAGCAGAAGTATTCCGGCAAGGTAAATATCCAGTTTAATATGTCCAAGGGAGGCATAACAGATGCCTTTATGAATCTCTACACCCGAATGGGTTTAAAGAAAAAGGAGAAAAAGAATGTCGAGAGAACATCAGACGATAAATGAAACGGTTTTAACACCGGAATCAGGGCCCTCGTCAACCCCTGATACGTCAGCAGACACCTCTAAGGGATCGTCAGGCGCCGCAGACGCTAAAGGCGCAGATGGAGTGCAGACGTTAAACGAGGATGGAACACCGAAAGTAGCAGGAAAAGAAGCAGAGGCAGGGAAAGAAGCAGAGGCAGGGAAAGGAAAGGGACTTGAGGGGGCTGAAGATCGGCTTGATAAGCATCCCCGGTTCCAAGAAGTGATCAAGGCCCGAAAGGATGCTGAGGGAAAAGCAGCAACCTTACTGGCAGAAAACGCAGCGCTAAAAGCGCAGATGACAACGGTGCAACCGGCAAGGCCAGCCGAAGCCAAGCCCGATGGGAGGAATTATCAACAGGAATTGGGCGAGCTTAACAAAAAGCTAGATGAAGGCGATATAGCACAGGGTGAGTATATGACAAAATATACAGAAATCATCCGAGCCGAAAGTAAGGACCAGGCACAGGCTATGATCGAAAGAAGTCAGCAAGAATCAAAGGTAAGCTCGCTTGAAGATCAATTCTTGAAAGATAATCCTGGCTACATGGAAGTATTTAAGACTGGAAAGCTGGATGCTATCAAGGCCGGATCTCCGATCTTTGATAATATTTCAGCTTACAAAGAGCACCAAAGGCTCGAAGCAGAAGCAAGCGTTGAAACAAAAGTTAAAGAGGCGGTTGACGAAGCGGTAGAAAAAACGAAAAAGGAAATGATCGATCAGTTTAAGGCGAAAGGAAGTGCTGCTGTTTTGGGCGAAGGCCCGGCTGCGACTCCTACTGAAAAGTCGGCAAAGGATAGCCCGGAAATGAAAACGCCAAAGAAATTTGGTGGCACTACGAATGTCCTGGCTAACAGGCTTGCTCAAAGAAGGAAGGCGAAGGCCGGTTTATAGTTTTTAACGGTTACTTGGTAAGTCGCTGAATTATAGCGTAACTTCGAGAGTCCGATGGGAGAGTTGTTTTTTCTCTATCGGATTTTTTTATTTTAGAAAGGAGGAAACGAAGATGATCTTAGAAGAACTCAACGAAATAACCAATGATTATTTCTTGCTTGAAGATGGGTCGGCAACGGACATCTATTTCACCACATCATTCCTAGTGGATTATCTGATGAAGCAGCAGAATGGTCTTTGGGAAAGGCCGAATGGCGGTAAGAAAATCAGAGTACCGCTAGAGTATGACGAGAGCGAGGGTGGCTGGTATCAGAGGAATGACCCCCTGTCAAGTGATGATCGGGAGATCATAGATGCTGCGTACTTTGCCTGGAAGCACGTTTATGGCAACGCAACTATTTACCGGACAGACTCCCTTTACAATGCCGGTGAGTATGCGGAAGTGCAGCTCGTAACTTCAAAGGTTAAGAATGCACAAAAAACCGCCAGGAATAAGATTGCGAAGACTATCTACTCTGCATCTGGTGATGCAGCTTCATCTCTTACGGGGCTGCTTTCGTGTTGTAGCGCAGCGACTACCACGCCATACGGTGAAATTACCGAGGACGGTCTTGTGGCTGCTGATGGCACAAAGAGGTGGAAAGGTAACGTCAATGCCACAGGTGGCACAATCACCCTGGACATTATCAGGACAATCGCATCCGAGGCCAAGATCCACGATGGCACAGATGGCAAGCCCAACCTGGGAACAACTACCGAAGTGCTTTTCAATAAGGTTAATAGCCTTCTTCAAACACAGCAACGCTATGTGAAAGAGGAAGATAGTGTAAAGGCCGGTTTCTTGAGACTCGTTTTTGAGGGGAAAATTATTGCTGCTGACGATTATGTTCCAACTGGTTACTACTTCAACATGAACGGCAATCACATCGGTTTTGGTATCCACGCCAAAGGCTATTTTGCGAGAACGGAATGGATGGATCTGCATGGGCCAGCCGGTCAGACCATGAAAGTCTTTTGGGATGGGAACATGATTTGTAATCACCGGCTTGCTCAAGGCTGCGGTAGTGGCTTAACGCCTACATAATTTAACCCTCAGAACTAGAAAGGAGGAAATTTGCAATGAATGAACCTATGAAAACTACATTTAGTCAAAGCATCTATGCACAAAGCTCGGTTAGGAAAGAGATTTTGGGATGCTTGAGGACTTTGGACGATGGCAGAAAGTTCAACTATGCCAGAGCCGGTGGGATTGCGCTTACTGCCGGTGCGCCCGTTGAGGGCGTTGATGCGGTAGGCCACCATTGGAACCGTGCGGTAGTTGGAACCGCCATTGCGGTAGGGTCAACGACTGTACTCGTAACCCTGGGCGCAACCTTAGTAACAGAAAATCAGTATCAGTTTGGATTTTTACAGATCAACGCTGGTGCTGGAATTGGAAGATCCTATCGGATTGCAAGCCATCCGGCTGCTGCTCTTTCCACCAATGTTCTCATCCAGTTAGATGAGCCTATCGGGGTCGCTCTGGCTGCTGCAACTTCAAAAGCATCTTTGATTTATAACGATTTTCAAGATGTTGTGGTTTCTACTGCTGCGACTAAAACCCCTGCCGGCGTACCGCCTATCGCAGTTACCGCAGAGTATTACTTTTGGAGTCAGACTTTTGGACCGGCGGGTGCGATTGTGGATAATGCTGTAGCAGTAGGAACAGAACTGTCCGGTGGCGCGGGAATACTCGCAGCGAGAACAGCCTGGACCGACAACAGCTATGGTTTTTGCCGAGGGACTGCTGGTGTTACTGCCGAGTTAAAGCCGGTTATGTTGACAATGGGCTAAGATTTTGTTGTCAACCGGTTAATCAAAAATCGGGTAGGGGGTAAAGATGAAATTAGGCGATCTGGTCGAAGAAATACTTAATATTGTCCAGGACCCATCGATTGATGCGAAAAAAGTAAAAAGCCTTGTAAATGATGGAATCTTGGAGGCGGCTTCACGTTCTGATACCCCCCTACCCGATCTTGAAATAAGTGAGAACGTAGAAACAAAAACTGATCGAGCTTGGGTTACACTGCCGGCGAATTACCACAGAAAGCTGAATTTCTGTTACAGCGTAGCTCAAAATGGTCGAGTGAAGATCCTGAAAAGCCTTCAACATCTCAAATCTAAATATCCTGGGCTCATTCAAACAGGGAATGTCTGGCATGTAACTCAAAGTGGTGGAAGGATCTATTACCAGGGGATCCCGAGTACGGTTGACACCTTAACGCTCGGCTACTACAAATTGCCACCCATTCTCAACAAGGATGACGAGACACCCACCTTTCTCCCAAACCATCTTCATAAAAAATTGCTTGTCAACTATGCGTGCAAGGAACTATTCAGCGTTATCGAAGATGGAGTTGAAGGGAGAAAAGTAAATACCAGTTATCACGAAGGGGAAGGGGAAAAGGCTTTGGCAGATCTTGAGAAGTTTCTCGGTCCGGAACAAGATGAACCTAAACTAATAAACGACATGCTATGTCTGTCTTAACCATACTGAAAGCAACCAAAGGGCTAAACACAAAACATGATCCAGCCAGGCTAAAGTATGACCCCGAAGTGGGAATCCAGGAATTACCGGTAGCAGTAAATATTGACGTTGACGATACTGGAAGACCATCGAGAAGGAAAGGGTTTACCAGGCAAGCAGCCGGATCATTTCACAGCCTGTTTTGTGATAGTGGAACTGCCTTGATCTGTAGCGGTGGCGGTCTTTTTGTGCTTCATCCTGATTACACGAGGACAGGCATAAGGAATGTTACTGCTGGCAAAAGGATGAGCTATTGCCAGATCGATGATAAGATCTACTATACGAATGGCTATGAAACCGGGTATGTGAAAAATGAAGTAAGTTATGCGTGGACAGTCTTAACTTACTATGGCCCGGACACGAAGAGAGTGCTTTCCGGCCCACCGATAGGGAAGCATCTTGAGTTTTACAATGGGCGAATCTACATCACGCAAAAAGATGTAGCGTGGTATTCAGAACCCCTTGACTACAACAGTTTTGATCTCCACAAGAACTTTCTTCAATTCCCCTCTACCGCAATAATGATAAGGGCGGTTAAAGACGGTATTTATGTTAGTACCGACAAGGCAACCTATTTCTGTTTTGGCCCTAATCCAGACGAGGGGCTTGATTGGATCATGGTAGCCCCTTATCCAGCGATAGAATATTCTGAAATAACGATTAATGGGCGAATGATTGTAACTCAAGAAGGAGATCCGGTAATCGATACTACTGTTAATGAGAAGGCTGCCATGTGGGTATCGACAAAAGGGGTTTGTTACGGTGGATCAAGCGGAAGGTTTGCGAACATCACACAAGAGAAGATTGATCTTCCCACAGCTTTAATCGCAAACAGTTTTTTAGTAGACGATAAGTTTTTGACAACTTTAGAACCCTAAAAGGAGGAAGGCAAATGGCTTTAAGACTTTCAACGGGGATACGAAACAATATGCTTGGGGATGTGGCGCTTGTTGGAGGGGCGGTGATCGGTGCTGGCATGAATTTTGATGATAATGACGCTAGCGAGGACACCATCACCGATGGTGGAACTGGCTTTGTAGCTGCCGGGTTTATGGTTGGTGATATACTTTTTTGCCAGGGTGCGACAACTGGTGCGAATGATACTGCTATAACAGGGGCGGTATTAACTGCGGTTGCTGCTGGACTACTTACCTTCGCAACTGGAACGGTTGATACTGACGAGGCTGGCGCAGCTGGAACGGTTGTTGCCTATGCAAGAGGTGGATCACTAAAAGACCGGTTCAAAAACGGTGTCCTCCGGATTTATAGCGGATCACAGCCAGCCAACCCCGATACTGCGGTGGCTGGCACTCTGCTTATCGAAGTAACTGTTGCGAGTGGTGTATTTGCTCATGGCGCAGAAGCAAACGGACTTGAATTCGGTGCTGCTGCGAGTGGGGCAATCGACAAGGATGCCGATGTATGGTCAGGTGTTGGTCTTTCTGCCGGAACTGCTGCATGGTTCAGATTGTGTGCTAATCCAAACGATGCTGGCGGTGCAAGCACTACCCTGGATAGAATTGACGGAACAGTTGGCACAAGTGGTGCGGATCTGAATATAACCAACACCACGATAGCAGTAGGCGCAACCCATACAATCGATCAGTTTCAGTTTACCTTACCGTTACAGTATGGCTCTTAATCCCTAACCGGAGGCATACTGAATGGCTACAGAAACATTAGATTTAGGGATTGATGCCCTATTAAACTCTACAGATGAATCCGGCTTTGTTTTCCTTGATGCCATCCTGATTACTACTGAACATGGCAGCTTGGATGCAACTTTGCCCGACCTGCAACTCACCGCAGAGCAAGGGGGGGCAAGGAGTGATGCCAACCTTCCTGATCTACGGTTAAGCGGTCAGTTTGGCGAGAATGGCTGGACAGGGAATAGGGGGCTTGAAGATTGGGGTCTTAATCTTCCGGTCCTTGAGCTTAATGCTACCTTTGGCGAAAGGGTAGAGCTTGAGAAAGACATACCTGGTCTGGAACTGGAAGCCCGGTTCGGGTTAAGGCTTGACGATCTGGAACTTCTCCCCGATTTAAGATTATCTGCAAGTGCATCGTGGGAAACCTTCTTATCGCTCGACGAAAAACTCCCACAGCTTACCTTAAACGCTGGCAGATCAGGCGGTCAATGTGATGAAAACCTACCGAACCTCACCATTTCTGCGACTTTCTCAACAGACGTTACCGGGGGTTTAACAAAAGACCTTACCTTCCCCACCCTTTCAGCCAGCATGGTGACTCCCTATACTGGCACATTGAGTAAATCCTTAACATTTCCCACTTTAATTGCATCGGCAATATCAGATGCCAGGGGAAGCCTATCGGCTAATCTGCCTGGGCTTCAATTAGCTACTTCTGCCTATGCTGGTGGGATTGGAACGCTTGACGCAACCATGCCGGATCTTCAAATAACTGCAACCGGCTATGGAGAAGAAACAGCGACACTAGATGCTAGCCTCCCGGCAATTCAGATGGGGGCTGGTACGAGTGGGGGAACAGGGGGGCAGAGTGGTGGGATAATGTCAAATAAGGACAGGTTTACAGATTATGTAATGAGGTATTCAAGATGGTAAAGGAGAGTTATGGCAACCGATAGGCTTTGTTTGTGCATTAACGTGAGGAACAATGCACCATCACAATATGCTAACTACAACTTCAATTCCTTTGCACTTGTGAATGGGCTACAGGTTGGTGTCAACGAAGATGGGATCTACACTTTAGATGATGCGGAAAACGATCATGGTTCTGAAATCTATGCGTTCTTTGAAACAGTAACAACGGATTTCGGCATTAAAAACGCAAAGAGAATGAGGAAGGGCTATGTTGGATATGAGGCAAGCGGTAATCTCATTCTCAAGGTAAAGGCCGATGATGAAATAGAAAGAACGTATCTCTTGAAGCCGGTAAAGAAGGGGCAGTTGCAGCATAAGGCAATCGTGCCATTGGGGAGAGATCTCAAGGGAACTTATTTTATGTATCGATTGGAAAATAAAGATGGGTGTGATTTTAGCCTGGATTCTCTTGAGGTATTACCTGTTATTTTAAGTATGGGGAGATAATGGGAACACACTATTGGTTAAAAGGCGATCTTGAAAAAGCGAGGGAGTATCTTCAATCTGCAAAAATGTTAAGAAGGCAGATGAACGATATGAACAAAAACAAATTACCACAGATCTATGCAAATAAAACAATGCCTGACGGAACGGTTATTAAAGCACAGGAAGTATTTGGTCATAACCAGGCAGTCATTGAAGTGCCTGTTGGAGTTGAGCCGGTTGAACCACCAAAAGAAACTAGGGTAGGGCAAAAAATCGGTGGGTTGTACCAAAGATTAGTTCCTGCGGTTGATATGAAAAATGCAGCAAGCGGGGGGGATCTTGTAGGCTATGTAATGAGTAAAGCCGGGAATAGAGAGTTTAGTGGAGGGTATATACCCTACGCCCCTTATGTGGAAAACCAGGCAGAGAATAGACTTTGGAGTTTATCGTCAGATGAAGTGGACACAGAACTTTTGATAAGAAGGGGTGAGTCAGCTAATATGGGGGCTGCTGGAAATGGGATGATGAACAATGCTTTGATTCTCTATAGAGAACTTGAACCAATCGGTAAGCACACTACGGAAATGATTACATCCTCCACCGTAACAGGGCAGAGCATAAGAATAACCGTAGATGGGTGGCATCACTACGTTATAAACCAAATACACACCATTACAAAGTATATAAGTTTTTGGGATAATGATAGTGAAGAATCAGTCGGACCAACCATTGTTGGGCCATACACTTATGCTTATAATTATGTAGAGGAGTCCTGGTACTATGCTGGCAATTATTTTTTTAACTATGGATGGTATTACTATGATTACCTTTATGGAACATACCTTACCCACACATTTGAAGGGTTTGGAACAGCCGATTTCAAAAGGTGGGGTTTACTCTATGGTTTGACCCCTCAAGCTGATAAATTTCGTTACCAATTTTGGGATTATGCTGGTGGCTATCACATAACCATAAACCCACAACAATCCTGGTATATTCAAGTTGATGACAGTGAACCCTACAAACTTGATACTGCTGGATTTGCTACTAGTGGTGCGAGACAATGGTTTACGCCAGCCCTATATAAATACAAGGAGAAGGGTGAAGAAAAAACAATAATGACCTGGTATTGGAATCCCTGGTATAACAGTGAGGAATACCCCTTACAAGCAAGGTATAAGAATACTTGGTTGGGGGTTACTCAATGGGATAAAAACAACTATACCCTTTTCCCTTCAGGGTCAGATTCGTACTATGCCAATATCGAGGGCCGACAAGGGAAGATAGAAATTGATGGAGAATTAGTCTGGATTCATCGAAGCACTAGGTTATTTGAAGAAACAACGATAGAAATAGGTTCATTGCATTCAGGGCCTTTGGGCGGTGGTAATGTAGATTTGCCATTTCCAGGGCGATTAGGAGGATAAGACAATGATAGGTTATCCAAGTACAATTACAGGTAGTGGGGCATCACATGCTAGTAGTTTGGCAGGCACTCGTTTTAACCTTGGCACTTTTTCAGTTTCTGCGGCCTATAGTAATTTTACAGCAGCGCTTGAATCATTGAGAGAGATGTCGGAGGAATTCCCCTGGCCTTACGACCCTATCCCCTTTGATACTGTTGACCTCATGGGGCTTGATGGATTTCGTTTATACGATCCAGAACCGCCAGACATAGAAGATATTGACGTTCAACTACCCCCCTTCCCACATACTCCCCCTGAAATGCCAGCGTTTCAATTCGATGCTGTGGACATTCCTACTTTTGATGTGGTTGTTCCTGCGTTCTCCATTCCAGATCCACCTGATGTGGTTTGGCCTACTTTAGACACTGAACCGCCAACACCAACAGACATAACTATTCCAACAGCACCAAGCATTACTTTACCAGCACTCCCAACGCTTGATGGTATAAGCGTTCCTTCTCCCCCTGAGATTACCATGCCAACATTTGAAGGGGTTGCACCATCGATGGACCTTACACCGCCAGAACCAGCATTTTCATGGGATGAGGCAGATTATGATAGCGATTTAATGCAAGAACTGAAATCAAAACTCCTTCTCGATCTTCAAAACGGAGGATCAGGGTTAGGTGCTGTAATCGAACAGGCAATATGGGATCGAGCGCTAGAAAGACAGGAAGTAGAAACTGAAAAGACCTACAATGAAGCGTTAAATATGTGGTCAGCTAAAGGCCATTCATTACCCCAGGGCGCTCTTGTAAGTAGATTGGCAGAAGTGAGGGCAAGGATCGACCAACTTAACGAAGATCTCAACAATGATATTCTAATCCAAGAATCCAAATTAGCACAGGAGAATACACATTTTATTATTAAGGCAGTAGTCGATTGGGAAAAAACCTATATGACCCACCTAAGCGGTGTCCAGCAAAGAGCATTAGAGGCTGCTGCGAAAACCGTAGAAATGGCAATAATGATTTATGGTGCGAAAGTCGAGGCTTACAAGGCTCAACTTGAAGCATACAAAACCTATGCACAGGTATTTGAATCAAGGATCAGGGCAGAGATAGCAAAGGTGGAGATCTACAAAGCACAGGTTGAAGGGATTAAGGTTTCTGTCCAGATCCAGGCAGCCCTTATAGATGCTTATAAAGCTCAAATCGCAGGGATCGCTACGCTTATTGATTTATATAAAGCACAGATGGAAGGGGCGAACATCCAGGCTCAATATGATGCGACAAGAATACAGGCATATAAAGCTGTTGTAGAAGCCTATGGTATAAGGGTTGGTGCTATTACCAGCCGATATAACGCATATCAGGCACAAATAGGCGGTGAAGCAGAAAAAGCCAATATGTATAAGACACAGGTTGATGCCTATTCTGCAAGGATCGCTGCCTCTAAAGTTGTTGCGGATATTGATATGACGGAAATGCAATTAAGGGTCGAGCATAACAAAGGAGAAGTTCAGACATACTTGGGATTGATCGAGAAGTTCAAAGCAGATATTCAAAGAGCGATAGCAGAAGCCGAAATGATTGCGAAAGAGATGGGATACAAAACAGATGTATATACCGCAGAAGTAGGAGAGTTTAGCGCAAAAGCCGATGCCCTGTCTAAAGTGTATACTGGCCGGGTATCGGAAAGGGTGGCAGAGTATGATGTTCGGGTAAAAGAATCAGAGATCTACATGAAAAAATCAGTTGCACTTTATGAGTTGCAAGTCGAAAGCATGAAAGCTGCTGCACAAGTATCAGCACAGATTTGCGCCTCTGCCATATCTTCAGCTAGTGCATCTGTTCATCTTGGGTTAAGCGAGTCAAGGTCAGACTCAAGAGCTGGATCTGCTGTTAATTCGGAGAGTGACAGTAGCGTAAAATATACCGAAGTAAAGGCTGGCGTAAAAAGGTTTAGTGATAACGTACAACATATTTTCCAGGGCGAATAAGGGAGGCTGGCAAATGTTAAGTTCAAATGCAAAGAAATCGTTGTTAGGGCTGCCAGCATCGGTCAATGCGAGAAAGACTACAGGGTGGAGAGGGACCGGGATTAGAAACAAGGAAGGGGCGGAAATGCTGATACACCCTGATTTAAGGAGAAGGGTGGCAAGGGCAGCCATGAAACCAGCACCCATGCAACCCCTATTAAGAAGAAGAAATTTGCGGTTAGGGGCAAGGGAAATAACAGATAAGTTCAACTTATTGAAAAACTGGAAGTAAAGGGAGGACTTGGAAATGGCCATGTATGGATTAAGGGATGAATTTTCTAGCTTTAATAAAAGGAGAGGCCCTGACATAAGAGCCAGGGTTAGGTCTTTCCTTGATCGCAGGAAAGAAGGGTATGCCGGGGTAAAACAAAAGCTCAAGGGAATAGCCGGGTACATGCCGGAAGCCTATTATAGAGCAACTTCTTTAGGGGGAGGAAGGTCTAAAGAAACCCCTGCCGGTCCTACCCCCTTGTCTGGCAGAGGCGTTAATCCTGGTGAAAGAATGAGGGAGGTTGCCGGAACTGCAAAGTTGCCAAGAATTTCAAGCGAAATTACACCTAAAAGAGTAGCCAATGTTCTCGAAGTCGGGGGTAAGGCTTTATTAAAAAGCGGTGGGAATCCTCTTTTGGCTGCTGGCGCTGCTGGTTATGAAGTAGGACAGAAACTAAAAGGACCTGGTGGAACTGCCCCGGAAGCACTTGCACAACCGGATGATGGAACACAACCATTGGGCTTTAGGTCATTAATGATAGATGCAAAATCAAGAGAACCGGATCTCACCAAAAGGGCAACGGAAGTGGCTGCCGGTGGAAAATTCCAGCCGGATTTTAATAAAGCCTGGTGGTGGCTTGATGAACGGTTGGGGAAAAGCAAACCGATCAGAGTAATACAGGGAACGGAAAGCCATTGGGTAAGCCCGATTACAGGCGGGAGTTACGCTACCCCAAAAGAAGCGTATGAAGGAGTAGGAATTGATGTAAAAGCAGTACAGGCAGAAAGAACGCATGAGCTGGCGGTAGAAAGATTAAAGGGTAGATATGGATTGCTTGAACAGCAAGCAAAACCTTTTAAGAGGTATGAGGAATTAGGATCAAGCCCAATGGGTGAACCATCTATTTTAGATCAGCTTACTGGAGGTGTTTCTACTCCTGGAGCTGGATTGCCAGGGGGCGCACAGGAAGGACTTGACGCTGTTGCAGATGCCCTTAGTGCTGCCGAACCGGAGGTTGCAGCGACTCAATTAGCTTCTATTCCTGACAAAAAACAGAGAAATGCGATTTTTAATCTCCTGCCAACAGAAAAGCAGAAGAAGATATTGAAGATATGGAGAAGCCTCTAAAGGGAAGTTATAAATGCCTATACCATCGAAAGAAGAAATACAGGAGCTAGGACAGCTTATAAGAGGTAAACCCGGAAGGGCAACCCCTACTCAAAAAACTGGCATAACACCGCCTGACCTCAAAATTCTTGAGGGCGTCCACCAGGAACGGTTGAAAAGGGATCGGAAAGAAGCCGTTGGGGAAAGATCTGCATTGGGCGAAATAGCATTGGGTGTGCCGAGAGGCGTTGTTGGCGCTACTGAATTAACGGCGAAAGCTGGTAGGGCAGTAGAAGGCGCATTAATCCCTGGTACTGAAAGAGGTCCAATAGCAAACCGACTATTAACTCCTTTTCTTGAGGCGGTTGAAGAAAAAAGAAAAGTAAGCCCCTGGATGCAGACAGCACCAAGATACGAGGAAGGAATTGTCGGGACCATATCACAGGGGACGGAGCAGGCCGTTCAGTCTATTATAGCCGGTATCCCAGGCGGTGTTGCCGGCAGAGCTTTAGGTGCAGGGATAGGCGCTTCTCTGGGGTCCGTCACATTGCCTGGCGTTGGCACCGTGACCGGCGCTACACTAGGTATGATCGGCGGTTATGCTTTAAGTGGCGGTACTATCTTTGGCCTGGCTCAATATGATGATGTGATAAGCAGAGCTGATGAAAAAAGAATACCTAGAGAGATAAGCCAGCCGGTAGCTATCAGATCGGCAATCTACGAAGGCGGCTTCGAGTTTATATCGGACCTCCTTGAAATGGGATTTATGAAAGTGGGAAAACCCCTTACCGCGCCAGCTCAACAAACAGTTAAAAAGGGGATAGGAGAATTATTCAAGGTAGGATGGAAAGGGTATCTAGCGAGGCTAGGCGGGGTTATCGGTGCGGAAGTGCCTACAGAAATGGCTACTGCTGCCCTGCAAGCTGAAGAAGAAAGGAAGATCGGGCTTGGCGAAACTAAAATGTGGGACGCAGCAAAACAGGCGTTTGGGCCTTCTCTTGTTGCCTCTGTTATTTTTGGCGGTACATTCGGCACGATTAATAAACTTCAGAGAACGAATGTAAGGAGAAAACTAGAAAATCCGGATGCGCCAAAAGAGGATCGTAAAAAGGCAGCCCTTGAAGTCGAGCAGATCCTAAAAGAATTTGATCCGGAGATAGCCCAGGTATGGGGGCATAATGCCTTCGTAGCCATTGAAAACGGGGAGGCCATAAAAGCGGAAACCCCGATTGAAGAAGTTGGGGGATTTGCGCCAACCGCGCCAGCCGAAGAAGTGATCGAGGAAGCGCCTACCGTAACTCCACCCGAAGCGGAGTTAGCCACTACAGAGGAAGATATTGAAAGGATCTATACCCCGGAGCAGCTCGCAGAGCTGGAAAAGGGAGCAGACAAAGGAATACAGGATCACCTAAATGCCCTCAACAAAAGAATTGCAAACCTTGAAAGCATGAAAAAGAGATCACCGAAACAAGAGGCCAATTTAAAGGCATATCAGGAAGAACGAAAAACCATCATGGAGGAACAGGGCTATGATAAGGAAGGTGAAGGGAGGCTACCAGGTGCAATCCGAGAAGGGGAAGAACCTGGGAGGCCCCTACAAGACCGAGAAGGCAGCAAAAAAGAGATTAAAGCAGGTGGAATTTTTCAAACATCGGAAGGGGAAGAAATAGAAGTACCTGGCATCGAGTTTAGGGATGATATGACACCGGCTGATCTTGACGATCAATGGGGCAAGATGGTTACAATTCAGGATCAGCTCACCGAGAAGAATGAACCCCGATTAAAGGAGATCGAGAAGGAACTTGCAGCCCTTAAAGGCAAACGGGAGAAACCGGATCAGGAGAAGCGGAAAGCATTAAGAGAAGAAGCGCAGAAACTAAAAGATGAACCGGCTGCTTTTATGGCTGGCGCTGAAAACAGTTTTATCAATGCACAGGAAGATTTCAATGATCGGGTGATTGCAAAAGCGAAGGAGAGAGGGGTAGAGGATGAAGAAACCCAGGGAGAAATTGCCGAGCTTGCCGGGAGGATGCTGACGGAAAGACAGTACACCGAGCAGACCTGGAACTGGCCTATAAGCAAGGTAATTGATGAAGCGATTAGTGAATATGTAGAGCAAGAAGAAGCGGTGCCGGCAGCGCCGGAGAAGCCAGCCAAGGAAGCTGAAAAGGTAGGAAAAGAGCAAACAGAACAAGAAAAGCTACAAGCGATAGAGGAGTTCTTTGGTGGAGAAGAAAAGAAACCAAGAGAGAAGAAAGTAGGCGACAAGCTGAAAGTTGCGAATAAAGATGCCGTTGTGAAAAGGGTGCAGAAAATAGACGGGGTAGAATATGAGCTATATGGTGCGGGAGAGGGCGGTATCATTCGGATATTCGATACAGATGCGAATGAAGTAGTACAGGCAAAAACATTCCCGAAATTTGGAGATGCCGAAAAAGCCTATCTTGAGGCCGTTAAGACATTACGGAAGCCAGCCAAACCAACCAAAACCGGGAAACCCTACAAATCAAAGCCCGGAGATACCCCACAAGGAATTGTTAAGGCATTGGGCGGTATTTATATAGAAGAAGGGGGAGAGGCTGACTTTGCAAAAGTCAAGGAAGGTGGCGGTACGAACATAGGCATAGTGAGTAAAGAAGGGCTACCCTTTGATATGTTAAGGGAGCGTTTCGTAGAAGAAGGGATAATTAACTCCGATACCACCTTATCTGATTTCAAGGTGTGGTTGAAAGACAACTGGACTAAACCTGTTACGGAGAAAGGTATTGAAAAAGCAGCAGAGGAAGAACATGCAAAAGAGATGGAAAGGCCGGAAGAAAAAGGTCTTGAGGAAAAAGTAATAGCGGATCTGGACCTTGAGGAAGGTGATGTTGTCTATACTGCCGGTGATATTTACAAGGTTAAGAAGGTTGCCGAAGGAGAAGTAACCCTAGAAGATGATTTCACCATTACCAAAGATGAATTTGACAAGATCACTCTTGAGAAGCCGGTTGTCAGGGCGAAAGACATTGGGAAGCTGCCTACAGAAGTAAAGAAGCAGTTGCATATCACAAAGAAGCCAGCCGAAGAAGTAACCGAGAAGAACTATCAAGATTATTGGGATAGTAAATTAAAATTGGGTCGCAAGGTAGAATTGGCAAAAGACGCTGGATGGATTACCAGGAGTGGCCAATTATCAAAATTGGGAGAAAAAATATCATCATCAAGATGGGAGGAGCTTTCTCCTGCAGCACAAAATGTATTAAAGCCAAGGATTGATAATTTATATAAGCCCGGAGCCAAAACCAATCCGGTATCCGAGTGGGTAGTTGAGCAGATAGGCAAAAAGAGGCTTTTCGTTGCCAAAGATCTATTCGACCAGGCCGACAAACATTTTGGTGGCACACAGGCCCAGGGGAAATATGTTGCGAAAGATGCCTATGATCTGATGGAATTGGGCGTTAATCAATACCTGGATCAAGTCGATCTAACCTCTAATCCTACTGCCGATATAAAACAAGCGAAACAGATCGTTGTTGCATTAAAGCAGCTCGTCAACAAACTCCCTACCCAAACTAAGAGGACCGAGGAATCAGACGAGTTTCAGCAATTCTCCACCCCCCCTCACCTGGCCTTTGTGGTTAATTGGGCTGCCAACCTCAATAAAGATGATGTGGTCCTTGAACCATCCGCAGGGATCGGGGGGATCGCAGTATTCGCTAAACAAGCCGATGTATCAAAGGTAATCGTAAACGAGCTTTCTAAAAAAAGGCTGGACCTTCTTCAGCAACTTGATTTCGATGAATACTACAACTTAAACGCAGAGCAGATTGATAACACCCTTCCCGATACCGTAAAGCCAACGGTAGTCGTAATGAATCCCCCCTTTAGCTCTACCGCCGGTAGGATGGAGGGGAAAAGAGATACTAAATTCGCTACCAGGCATATTGAGCAGGCTATGGCAAGATTGGAACCTGGGGGAAGGCTGGTTACCATTGTTGGCAAGGGAATGGGCCTTAATTCACCGGTCTTCAGGGAATGGTGGGATAAGAAAGATTACAATGTAAGAGCCAACATCAGGATAAGTGGCCGGGAATATAAGAAGTACGGCAATACCTTTGACAACAGGATAATAGTTATTGACAAAACAAGTAAAAAAGCAGATAATATAATAACAGGCAAAGTCGAAAAGGTTGAAGATTTATTGCCTTTATTGGAGGGAATAAGAAATGACCGAGCCTATCCCGCAAAACAACTCACCACTCAACCAACTGGCGAAAAAACACCTACTGAAAGTGGACAAGGAGTACAGCGACCGGCATCTGTACCATCTCCAACTGGCGTTGTGGGCATTGGACAAGGGGGAGGTGGAACTGAAGGACAAAAGGCCCCTGCTGGTGAACGTGGAGGAACTGCTACTCCAGTGGAAACCGGAGAACGCCCACAAGTTCCTACTTCTAAACCAATCGGAGGACAACCTGGAACCCCAACTGGTGAACGAGAAGGCAAGCCCCCAGGAGTTAGCCCTGGGCATACTCCAAGTGCTGGACAGCAAGCTAGTGGAAAGCCAGACGAACTATCCAAGCGCAAGCGACCTACCCTAAAACCCAAGAAATTTACCGATTCAGTTTTCGAGGATTTTGAACCGGAACAAGCTCGAATAGAAGGCTCGAAACCTCACCCTACCCCATTAGTCCAATCGGCAGCCATGGCTGCGGTTGAGCCTCCAGGAACAGACTACATCCCCAACCTACCAAAAGAACCCATCAAGTCAGGCGCTTTAAGCAGCGCGCAGCTAGATCCTATTATCGGCGCTGGTCAGGCCCATTCCGAAATATTGCCGAATGGAGAAAGAAGGGGTTATTTCATCGGTGATGGCGCAGGAGTGGGAAAGGGCCGAGAAATTGCCGGTATCCTTTGGGATAATTGGAACAGAGGCAGGAAAAAGGCTGTATGGGTTTCTGCGAAATGGACACTTTTTGAAGATGCCAAGAGAGATGTAGAGGACATTGGATGGGATAAAACCCTTCTTTTCAAACAAGGGCATGGGAATTATAAAATATCAGATGAATTTAAAGAAGAAGAAGGGATTGCCTTTACTACCTACAATACTTTAGTGAAGGAAAAAGGCGAAGAAGAAACCGAGGTATCCCGATTAGAGCAGATCAGAAAATGGTTTGGTGAAGATTTTGACGGAGCAATCGTCTTTGACGAATCGCACAAAATGGGAAATGCCCTGGAAGTAAAAGGAAAGATGGGAATCTCAAAACCCTCCCAAACTGCACTAAAGGGTATCGACTTTCAAAGGGCGTTTCCTAACGCCAGACTTCTCTATGTATCAGCCACAGGCGCAACGGAAGTATTGAATCTTGCGTATGCTGAACGCCTGGGGTTGTGGGGAGAGGGGACGGCATTCGGGAAGAAAACCTCTTTTGTCAATCAAATAGCGAGTGCCGGTCTTGCAGCCATGGAGCTTGTGGCCAGGGACCTAAAGGCATTCGGCAGTTATGTTTCCCGATCACTTTCTTTTGATGGAGTTGAATACCAAAGAGTTGAACACAAATTAAACGAAAAGCAGAAAAAAGAATGGGATATAGTTGTAGACGCATGGCAAATGGTACTTGACAATATTGAAGATGCCCTGGGCGTAACCTCACAGGATTCAAACTCGAAAAGCAAAAGATCTATTAATTCTCGTTTTTGGAATGAACACCAGAGATTTTTCAACCAGGTCCTCACTACCATGCAGATGCCTTCGGCCCTGGAACATGCCAAAAAGGAAATAGAAAAGGGAAATGCGGTTATCTTCCAGCTCGTTAATACCAATGAGGCCCAACAGCAGAGATCATTTGCAAAAATGCAGGAAGGTGATGAGATAGAAGATCTCGACATGACCCCGAAGGAAAGGCTTATTGACTTTGTTGAAAATGGCTTTCCTACTCAACAATACGAAGAATTCACAGATCCAGATGGGAATACTCGCTCAAGGCCATTGTTTAATGCGGATGGCAGCAAGATGGTTAACAAGGAAGCCATGCGCTTGAAAGAGCAACTCTTAAACCAACTTTCCGGGCTAAAGGGGTTAGCAGGTCCCCTTGATGCTCTTATTGATTTTTTTGGCGCAGACAAGATTGCTGAAGTAACAGGGAGGGGCCGAAGGGTTGTAGTAGATCCCAACACAAAGAAAAAGATAATACAGAAAAGATCACCGAGTTCAATAAAAGCAGAAGTTGATGATTTCCTTGACGATAAACTACAAGCCCTAGCGTTTTCCGATGCTGGTGGAACAGGGGTAAGCTATCACGCTGACAGGCGATATAAAAACCAGAGAAAGAGAATCCACTATGTTCTTCAAGCTGGTTGGAGAGCTGATAACGCAGTTCAGGGAATGGGGAGATCTCATAGGTCAAATGAGGCCCAACCGCCCGAATATGTGCTAGTGCATACCGACCTTCAGGGTCAAAAGAGATTTATCTCGACCATTGCCCGAAGGCTGGATCAGCTTGGCGCATTAACAAAGGGGCAAAGACAGGCCGGTAGTCAGGGAATCTTTAAGGCAGCCGACAACCTGGAAAGCTCTCATGCCAGGGATGCCCTACGAGTATTTTTAAGAGACATTGTAAGTGGAAAAATCCCCGAAATTTCCGTTGAAGAATTTGAAAAACAGACGAGGTTAGAAATAGTTGACGAGCATGGGAACATACTCTCAAATCTTCCAGAAATGAATCGGTTTTTAAACCGGCTACTTAACCTCAAAGTTGATTTTATGGATAAGGTCTTTGATGCTTTTGAGCAAAGGCTACAAGACAATGTAAGGGCGCATGAGGAAGCAGGTACCCTTGATGTAGGCATCGAGAATCTTACGGGTCAGAGCGTTGATAAAGCAAGTGAGCAAGTAGTATATACGGATGAAAGAACAGGCGCAGAAACGAAATATGTTGAGCTAGACGTTGTTAAGCCAGCAGAGAGATTAACCTTTGAAGATGCCAAAAGTCATTTTAGGGGTGGGAAGGGATTTTACCAAAACAAGCAAAGTGGAATGGTATGGGTATCTTCAAAAGAGCGAGATCATACTGACCTTACTTCGGGTGTTGCAAGAAGGGTCTTTCATCTTGTTAATGCCGGTAGCCATAGACAAAGAGTATACACATCCACCCTTGAAGATAGCGATAAGTGGGAACATCTGACTCCTGAAGAAGCAGCGGGGATTTGGGATAAGGCATATAGTGAGATGCCAGCTACCAGGACCGAGCGACACAATCTTGTTACCGGTGCGATACTTCCCGTGTGGGATCGGCTCCCGACCAAACATACCAGGGTATTAAGAACACAAACATCGGAAGGAGAGCTTCTTTTAGGCCGAGTTGTTCACCCCAATGAAGTACAGGAAACCTTAAAGAAACTAGGGGCAACTGCAACCGGAGTAGAATTAAAACCATCGGAAGCCTTTGATAAAATTTACAATGAACGGTATCAGGCAGAGCTTTCAAATGATTGGAAAATCGTCAATCGCAGGGTAGCCGGGGAATCGAGAATAGAGATTATTGGCCCCGATTGGGAACACACAGAAGAATTAAGAAAACATGGAGTATTTACAGAGCGCATAAATTATAATCTTCGTTACTTTATCCCGGTAGGCGATCAAGGCATTAAAACCTTTGAAGCAATCATCAAGAATCGGCCCATCATCCAAATAACCCCGCCATCTTCTGCCCGGTTTGCCAGGGCAGCTAAAGAGGCTACCGGAATTCCTGTTGAGGAAATAAATAATACAATCAACCCCATCTTAAAAAACCTCAAAGGATTAACCCCTGGGGTTAATGTGGTAAATTCAATCTCCGAACTGTCTTCAGAGCTGCAAAAGGAGGCAAAGAAGGTAGAAGGCGCAGGGGTAAAGGCTGTATTCGACAAGGAAACCAACGAAATAACGCTTGTTGCCGAAGGATTTTCAAGTGTTGATGAGGCCAAGGAAGCACTTTTCCATGAGCTGTACGGCCATTTTGGCGCAAGGAGGCTTTTTGGCAAGGCTTTTGATCCTTTCCTGGTACAAGTCTATAATTCCTATGGGCCTAAAAAGTTAAAGGACATCGCAGATCTCTATGGACTTGATTTCAGCAAAAAGGAAGATCGGCTTACCGCAGCCGAAGAAAAGCTGGCACAGATGGCCGCGAAAAATGAAAAGCCTGGCCTTTTAAGAAGGATATATGCCTATATCAAAAACTGGTTGCGAAAGATGGGGTTTAACTTCAAGATTACCGATGATGATCTCAAGATAATTGTTTGCGCAACAAAAAGGGCTATAGAGGAAGGATATGACATCGGAGAATTAAGGGGTGCTGCAACAAAGTTTGCCAGGGAAAGAGAGCCGGTAGCGGTGAAGGCCGAAAAAGTCCTCAAACAATTCCCCGTAAAATATGAAGGGATACAGAAAGGCTTTATGGGGCAGGAAGATGTAGTTGCCTTTAAGGACAGGAAGAAAAAGCTGCACTTTATACCGGTATCAGAGTTTAGCGAGGAAGCAGTCAGGAAGAAATTAGGGATTAAAGAGCCTTCAAAACAAATGGGTTTTAAGTTTGCCAAAGAGAAAGAGGTATCTCCCACTAAAGAGCCGATGGCAGCGCTACCCACTCAAGTAAGGCCGAGGATCGAGGCAGCGAGAGGGATACCTAAAACACCTATATTGGAGAGAGCAGAAAGACTAGGAGAGAAGATAAAGGCATCTACAACTCGTCATTTTGCAGATCTCGATCCGAAACTTCACGCATATGCTATAAACCAGTTGAGAAGGTTTCAGGAGATCGGGGAAGCGACAAAAGAATCGGCCCTTAATTTTCTAAAAGATACCCTGTCTGATTTAACCCCGGCTGAATATGATGCGTTCTCTATGAATCTACTTTTGTCCGATATGCTGCATGATATTGATGCTATCTCCGATCCGGAAACCGGCAAACGGTTACTAGATCCGGCTGACGGACTTCCCTTTGAATTTAAAGACAGGGCAGAAGTAGTCAGCACGTTGAATAAGTTTAAGAAGATGGCAGAAGAAAACCCGAAGATCAAGGCTGCCCTGGATAAACGAAAGAAGTTTATGAACAAACTGAAAAAGGATCTCATTAATGATAAGTTTCTCCCGAAAACCATTCTTAAAAACGAAGATTACTGGCATCACCAGGTCCTTGAATATATGCAGAAGAAATATGAAGGGAAAGGGAAGGACGTAAGAGTGCATAAAAAAGGCTGGCAGATTGCCAGGATCGGATCAATCAAAGACTACAACACCGAATATGCCGAAAGTGAGTTTGAAGTAGTATCCCAGGGATTAGCGCAGTTAAGGGCAAAGGAGATTCTTGACGAGCTGGAAAAAGAATACAATATTGTAAAATCGTTGAGGACAAAGGCGAAAGACACAAACATAGCAAAGCTATGGGAAGTTTTGAGGGATAAAGGGGAGATTGAAACAGACGAACTAGGGCAAGAGATAGATCCTCTAAAACCATATAGCATAAAGATTGCCATGGGCTTTGGCAAATTAGGAAAGCTGGCTGCAGATGGTGAGCTTTACGGTCCACCGGAATACGAGGGGATCATAGAAGATCTTGCCGACTCCTACGAACAGAAAAAGGCTGCCATGAAAGATATGCCGGATGATCCCGATATGTGGGGATCTGTAACTACAGACAATCCTCTGATCTTCCAGTATTTGAGTTATCTCATAAACAGCAAGCAGGAAGGCGCTCAATCCGCAGCGACAATATTCAACGGGATAAGGGAGAGGAATAGTTTTATTAAGAACAGCCTGGGGAATCAATTTAGCACTTGGGAAACCATGCTGGATGCAAGAAACAGGAAGGCCAGAGAAAAGGGAGAGCAGGAATATGCCGATTGGAAACCCAAACCCTTTACTGCCTGGTATGTTATCAACTCTATAAATGACAAGATTTTAGAACAGGTAATTGCAGGGAACAGGGATTTATCTGAAAGCGATATTAAAAAGATAATGGGGCGGGGTCTTGACGAAACGTGGGTAATCCCTGCAAGCCTAGCTAAAACAATGGATGATTTCAATGTGTCCCCAAACAAAGGGCCAATATCAGCTATTGCGGAACGGTCATTGAACTTATGGAAACAATATATCCTGATGAACCCTTTAAGGATAGCAAAGTACAACTTCAACAACCTTTCCGGGGATTCTGACATTACGCTGGCCTATAACCCGAAGATAATCACAAAATACGCCTTAAAAGCAGCGAAGGACCTCTGGAAATATCACTACCGGCATAACCAGTTATCACCCGAACTCAAGGCAGAATTTGAAACTGCAAGGAAAGAAGCGGTTATCGCATCTGGAATGACCGTCCATGATATTCCCGATATTGTGAAGGGTTTACAATATGAGAATTTTATAAGGGTGTTGCAAGGCAAGAAACCTAATCTCATTCAAAGATATTGGGGTGGGTCAAAGAAATTTACTACCTGGCGAGAAAATGTATTAAGGTTTGCAGCGTTCAGACAATTTAAAGACCGGATCGCTGCCGGTGAAAAGAACCTCTATGGCGTTTCAAACCGGGAAGTTGCCGAAGCAACTCCGATTGAGGGCGATCAAAAGGCAGCACTTTTGGCAAGAGATCTCCTGGGCGATTATGGGAACATCACCCAGGCCGGTCAATGGTTGAGAAGAAAAGCCATTCCTTTCTACAGTTGGATGGAGATAAATGCGCCCAGGTATTATAAACTGTTTAGAAACCTACCACTGGAAGGGAGAGGCAGAAAAGGGGCTATCTCGATGGCATCCATGTCATTTGCAAAAGAAGGCGCTGCCCTGGCGTTTAGAGCGAGTATGCTTTATGGCGCGATCATGCTCTACAATATGCTGGTCTGGCCTGACGAAGAAGAAGAACTTGGGGAGTCCGGCAGAAGGCAACTCCACCTTATTTTAGGCCGAAGGGATGATGGTTCGATTATGACCTTGCGTTTTCAAGGGGCTTTAAGTGATGCGCTGGAATGGATCGGCATGGAAGATGCGCCACAGGATGTTAAGGACCTCTTGACCAGGAAAATGAGCTTCTACGACCTGGCGAAAGATGCAGGGAAAGGATTTCTCAATAAACCGTTAAGGGGAATAAGGCCCGATGTTAAAATGGCATTTGAATTGCCAATGGGGAAATCCATGTACCCGGACATATTCAAAGCAAGACCGATCAGAGATAAGATGGAACACATATTAAGGACATTCTCGCTGGACATTCCATATAAAAGGGCAACCGGTATGCCAATAAGGGGTAAAACAACCGGTGGCAGATTATTACAGGACATATCAAGCCTTCTTCTTTACACAACTGATCCTGGCGAAATGGCCTATTACGATACCCGGAAGTTTGCAACGGATTACCTGGAGGACCATAACCTATCAAGGCCGATGATTGAACCAACTGCAAAGAGCAATGCGCTTTATTACTATAAGAGAGCGCTCAAATTTGCAGATTTTAAGGCAGCCGAGAAATACCTTAAA